TACATAGTGAATAGAATTAATCCTACGCTAAACACAGTTAAAATTTGTTTGATATATTGCATATTTTTTTATTTTAATCCCACCATCCACGAATATCAGAACCGTCCCAATCTTCGTAAGTTTTATATCTGGTGCCTTTGATAATTCTCCACAATTCTTTCCACTCTTTTTGTTGAAGCTCTTGAGATCTTTTAATTATTTTTCTGTTATGAGCAAATTCCTCAGGTGTATCCTCTCTTGGATCTCCGTTATTTTTCATTTCACCCAATTCAGCTTCTGCTTGTTCTATCCAATTAGCTTCTTTATCGTGTTTAAGCAGCTCAATTGCTCTTCTTATTTTAGCAACCTTCTTCATGCGAGATTCGTCATCTTCTATTCCATAGTTTTCAAGATAATCGGCTGTGCTTTCTAAAGACTTTTGAAATAGATTAAGATTGAATCTGTAGTCCCAAGATTCAAAATCGTAAAGCTCTGATCTGAAGTACCACACATTCTTTAAAAAATTTGGTATTTTGTATCTAACAGTTCTCCAAAGTCTGTTGTACCACTTGTCTCTTCTGTTTAATGCTTTTAGGCTTTCCCAAAAACTGTCTGCGAATTCTATTTTCATATTAATTGTAAGTTTTTCATTCTGCGCTCTCTGGTAAGCTCTTTTACGTGGGTGTATAAATCTAAAGTCGTACCGTCAAAGTCTTCCATAATAAGCTCTAATTCATCACCAGCTATACCGAAAGTGGCTTTGAAGTCCTTCTTCATCTTTCTTATTATTTCTTTCTCATCCTTTTCATAATCGTCAATTAGTCTCTTCCATCTGGCTCCGAATAAGCTTCTATGCTCTAACTGATCTTCAAAGTACTTGATGTCTTTGATCTTGTCTTCCAAGAGATAATTTTCCATTTGCGCTTGATAGTAATAATCAGAGTGTTCGTAATCACCATTAACTATTTTAGAATGCAAAGGAGACTTTTCTGATAAGGTCTGTCTAACTTCGTACCTTCTCCACCACACAAATTGATTGTATCTTTTTGGTGTCAATTTTAGTAATTGCTCTTCTAAGAACTCTCTCGATAATTTTGTTGCTATCATAACTTTTATTTTAACATGTCGTAATGTCTTGGATAGATGTGTAAGTTAGTTACCATCCAATGCATTTCTCCTACTGGAATTTCTAACTGATAAGCTACCATTTCCATAAGCTTAGCAAATGTGTACTGATCGTTACAGAAACCGTATACTAAGTCTATAGATCTTGCGAATACAGTTAATTCTAATTTACCGTCTTTGATATAGAAATTAAGTACGTCATTACATGGAGTATCATACTTGTATCTATCTAATTCGTTGATATCATAATGTACTACGATCGCTCTTCTACTTTCTGGATTGAATCGTAATTCTGTGATTGCTCTTTGCAATTGATCATTTAGTTTCCAAAAATAACCATAGTTAGAGTTTACTTCTGCAGTACCAGGAACCATCATTTGTTTCCATATCTTAGCGCGTTCAGCTATTTCACTAGCATCACGATCGCCTTTAAGGTACCAATTCCATTCGTATTCAGCGTAGTCTTCGTTGAACTTACGTTGAGGCGTGGTAACAGTTTTGTTGCTTACGTCTTGTAGTGTAAATGAAACGTTGAACTTGGCTTTAGTACCAGCGAATGATTCTCCGTTGGCGTTAATATCGCTGAATAGTAATTCGAATGCGACTGTGGCGTTTTTATATGTCATATTTTTCTACTTGTATAAATTTAGATAAAAATTCAATAGGCGATAAATCTCTGTATTCTTCTAAGTATACTACACGTTTAATACCTGATTGAACTATTAATTTACAACAATTTTTACACGGAGATAAACTTAAGTATAGGGTGCTACCGTCGACGGCGTTACCGCTTTTGGCAGCTTTCAATATGGCATTCATTTCCGCGTGAATAACTTCGTCTTTGGTAACATTATTTTCTTCGCAACCATTGTCCATTCCAGCTGGTGTGCCATTATACCCAAAACTTATTACATTACCGTCCTTCACCAATACTGCACCGACTTTTGATCTGGTGCAGTATGACAAAGAACCTATTTCTTTTGCGATGTTGATAAATGTTTTATCTAACTTTTGTTGTTTATTCATCTATTATTTTGTAAAAAACGTTAAGTCTTTTTTAATGTCCTCTTTTACTTTTTCCAAATATACTAATCTTTCATTTTGAGAAATAAAAGGCACACTCCAAAACTGTCTTGTTTTTGTTTTGAACCAACCGAATACAAAAGAATAAACACCCATAACTAATCTTAATTTAACTGAATTAAAGTATAAAATTAATACGGGTAATGCTGGAGCACCATGAGTTAAATACGTTCTAACTTTTTTGTCACCTAATAAAGGTTTTGGTATACCATAAACTCTTGTTATCGGTTTAAAATTATATGCAAAACCAGGCGTGAATATTTGATCGAAGAACGATTCTAATGCAGGCGTGCATCTGAACCACCAAACAGGAGATATAAAATAAATTCTATCAGCCCATGTAATAAGGTCTTTATATCTTTGAACTTTATCTTTTGGGAAATCAAACGTTATATTGTCTTTATAGAGATCAATTACGCACACTTCCTCTTTATTAGATTTTAAAGTTTCTTTGATAGTTTTCATGATACCATTGTAGCAGAAACTTTTTTTATTGGGATGACCTATAACTATTAAATTTTTCATATCATTTTTTTATAACCCTGTTGATCCAAATCCACCAGCTCCACGCTCTGTGTTTCTATCTGGTAATTCTTCTAATACGTGTACGTCCATATAACTTACAGGAATCAAAATAAACTGAGTTAGCTTTTGACCTGGTTTAATGGTTGTGTGAGATCTTCCTACATTGATTAAATGCAAATGAATTTCTCCTTCGTAGTCTTCGTCTACTACGCAAGCTCCAACTGAAAGGTTTTGCTTAGTAGCTACGCCTGATTTATTAAATGCAATTAACGCATAACCTGGAGGAACGTGAGCTCTGATACCTGAAGGAATTAGAACTGATTCTCCTGAGTGGATAGTCGTTTCTTGAAAATCTTCTGGTACGTAGAAGTCGATACCTGCTGATAAGCTTGTACCTCTACTTGGTGTTTTTACGTTTCTTGTCTTTTGAATGTTCATTCTGTACATTGTTTTGATAGTCGTTTAGTGATGCAATATACGCAACTAAATCTAAATAATTGTCTTCTTTGTAATTATAAGATGCTCTTGATAACTTTAGGGCTAACATACAATTGTACATATCAACTGTAGTGATCTCCTTTCTTGATAATAAAGATGCAATCTTGGCTGCTTCTTGCATGCCTTCTTGAAAAGGGCCATACATACGCTCCTTTTCTTCGTTTCTTTCGAATACGATTTCGTTTGCTTTAAGTAGTATATTCATGAAGTAAATATAAGAAATAAAGGGCTAATAATAAAGCTAATCTTTGTAGTGCTTTTCAAAATCTTTAAAGTCTCCCCACTCGCGACTTGAATCTATGTCACTAGGTTTTATTGTAGGTTTAGGCATATTTCCTGCTACGTTCCAAAACCAATCCCCTTGCTGCCCATGTTGCTTTAGGAGTTCCCAACCTTTTGCATCGTATGTTTGTATAGAATCAAAAGGAGTCTGTATCCTTGAAGGTTTTAAGAACGCTCTGTCGTGAGTGTAGAATTTAGCTCTACCAAGTTCTCCTTCTTGAATGTTTCTTGCCACGGCCACAGCATTGAATTTAGTTTTTGGTAGCGCGATCTGTAAAGTGCGAGATAAAACTCCAGTAGAAAATACACTCCACATGGTTTCAATATCTGTGTCTTTGAAGTTATCGTAAAACACTCTAACTCCACCAGCAACCACCATTTCGTGCTTTAATCCAAAAGGTAAATACTTTCCTCCAATTTTTTCTGCGAATTGCTTTGCCCAAATATTTGCTGTTGGCATTGCAGGTATTCTAGTAAACATTGGAATTCCACCATTTTCTATTGCTGTTAATTGGTGCTCTGAAGCCTCTTTAGAAGCTGGCATAACTAGATACAATTTTTTATTGTACTTCTTTGCTAAATGACACAAAGAATAAGGAGCGTAACCTGTTCTTGGTGCAACATATACCATCGCATCTTCTTTTACTTGAGATATGAAGAAGTCTGCCATTTTTGCTTTAGTTCCGAATTGGAATTCTCCATCATCGACAACTTTAAAGCCTTCTACGTCTTTTACTTTAAATGTAAAATCGTGTTTGTAATCTTTAGTCATGTCAAGATAGTAGTTTAAGTCTCTACCATCTGACATGTCTAAATTAGATTCATCTGTTGCTTTGTTTAAAAACATTAATTAGTATTTTTTAGTTTTTTGAAGTTCCTTACTTAATGCGCTAACAGGAACTGGTGTTCCTACTGGGTAAGGAAATCCTTCTTTAGCTGCAGTTACAGATGTCATTCCTGATTTAACTGGAACGGCTTTACGTAATGGAACTGCTGCTTCATTAAGTGGTCCGTATACTTTTGCTAATACAATACCATCAGATGTTGTATCGAAGATAACTCCTGGCATTGCGAACATATTACTTTCGCTTGTGCTTGGAGAATCAAGGTTAATAACAAACGCACGATTTACTGGTGGTAATAATTTCCACTCTTTAGAAGCTGGATCAAATTGAGGTACTGTAGTTGTTGAATCGTAGTACCAAAAGAAAGACCATACAGTTTTATCTGTTCCATCAGGAGTTTGTGGATTTTGACCTACGTTAAACTTTCCATAAGTTCCACTAAAACCATGCATTGCTAAATTAGAAATAGAAGGACCTGTTAATACTGGACATACAGCACAACCTTCGTCAAATTCTACTCCTTGAACAATAATCTTTTTTCCAGTTGGAACTGCTGCTGATGCACCGCAAAATGCAAAAGCTCCTTGATGAACCTGTACTATTTCGTCTAATTTAACTTCTTGTTCAACTTCAGTTGTTTTACAACTAACTAGTGTTGCTAATAGAGCAACTGCTATGAATGCTATTTTTTTCATATTTTTTGTTTTTAATAATTATTTTAAAATCTCTGTAAGGTAAGGATAATGTTTAGGTTTCAAATGCACAGATTGTTTCATTTCTAAAATTTCTAACATCTTAGTACCATCTTCGTCTACCCATTCATTTGGCCATCGAATTACTTCTAATCCTGAATTGTTAATAATTTCATTAGCGATTTCTCTTAATTGCATTCTTTCTAATCTTGTACCAAAGAATGGTTGTTTCTTGTATAAACCAGTTCCAGGAATTTTTCTTGATTCGTGTTCTACTGGTAACAATTCAACTAATGTGGCTTTCTTTAATTGTTTTGCAAAATCAACATAACGATTAAATAAATCTGCAGTTGCTTGTTGAGGATTTTCTTGTCTCATTAAATGGAAACGCAAATCAATATTACCGAAGTATAAAGTAACTTCATCGAATCTACTGCTGATCTCTTCTACTGTTTCTCTTTTTAAGAATCCATGTAAAGTTCTACCT